ATGGCATCGAAATTATATGTAAAACCCCCCATTACGTTTCTTGAATAAGCGTAGTTTCCCAACAAAAATTTAGGAAAAATGAACAGAGATTTCTTGAAAGAAGCAATCGCTGATGCTAAAGCCGTTAAGGAATCAGCCATTGCAAATGCTAAAGTTGCTCTTGAAGAAGCATTCTCTCCACAACTCCAAGCCATGTTCGCTCAAAAACTTGAGGAAATGGATAAAGAGGAAATGGAAGAAGGTTACGACGAGGTAGCTGAAGCTGAAGAAGTAGCTGAAGTTGAAGTTTCTGAAAATGAAGTTGAAGAATCAATCGAAGAAGCCAAGGACGAAATGGACGAGGCAGAAGAGATGGATGAAGAAATGGATTTAGATGAAATTTTAGCCGAGCTAGAAAAAGATGAAATGAAAGAGGGATCTGATGAAATGTACGAAGAGAAAGAGGAAGTAAACGAAGCCGAAGAAGAAGAAGCTGAAATGGACTCAGAAGAGGAAGTTGAAGTAGACGCTGAAGAAGGTGAAGATGAAGAAATCGATCTTGAAGACATGTCAGAAGAAGACCTGAAGAAATTCATCGAAGATGTAATCGCTGACATGGTAGAAGCCGGTGAATTAGAAGCTGGTGAAGGCATGGAAGGCGAAGAAGAAGGCGAAGAAGGTGACGAAGAAGAAGTAGACGTAGAAATGGATATGGACGCTGAGGAAACTGAACTCGCTGAAGAAAAAGAAGAAATGGAAGAAGGAGAAGACGAAATGATGGAAATGAAGAAAGATTTAGATGAAGCTATGGAAACTATTGCTACATTAAGATCAGAACTCAACGAAATCAATTTGTTAAACGCTAAGCTCCTTTATTCTAACAAAATCTTCAAGTCTAAAAACATGACTGAGTCTCAAAAGGCAAAAGTTTTAGGCGCATTTGACAAAGCTGAAACTGTTTCAGAAGTAAAAGTAGTATTTGAAACTCTTAACGAGAACTTCAAACCTGCTAAAAAGACCGTAAACGAAGCCGTTATCGGTTCTGCTTCTAAAGCAACCGGTTTAGTTAAAGAAGCTAAACAACCTATTGTTGAATCAGACGAAATGGTTAACAGATTTAAAAAACTCGCTGGAATTATTTAATTTAAAAACAAAAACACTTAAAACAAAAAAAAAGATGTCACAATTACAATCTCTTTTAGAAAGTGCTAATCCTTACAAGTCATTGCAAAGCGATGCTGCTAGATTAGCCGGAAAATGGGAGAAGACAGGATTGTTGGAAGGTATGTCTACTGAGACTGACAAAAACAATATGTCTATGATCCTTGAAAACCAAGCCAAGCAATTGGTTATGGAAGAATCAAACACTGGTGGTGGTGCTGGTGCTGGTACTTTTAGTGCTGGTACAGGTGCTCAATGGGCTGGTGTAGCTTTACCATTGGTACGTAAGGTATTTGGTCAAATCGCTGCTAAAGAATTCGTTTCTGTACAGCCTATGAACTTGCCTTCAGGTCTAGTATTCTACTTAGACTTCCAATACGGTACTACTAAGTCACCTTTTACTGCTGGTGATTCAATGTACGGAGACGCTTCAGCAAACTTCGGTAACACTTCTACTGGTGGTGCTTACGGTGCTGGTCGTTTCGGTTACTCAATCAACAACACTGCTTCTTTAGTTACTGCTACTACTGGTGCTGCTGCTGCTACTTGGGCTGATTTGAACTTCGATTCAGATTACTCTGCTTCAGCTGCTGCTGGTGATTACGAATTAGTATCTATTGCTTTAGCTGATTTGGATTCTAACTACGATGCTGAAGCAATCCGTGCTTTCACATTACAAACTGGTTCAGTTTCTCTTCCAGGAGGTATCCAAGTTAACGCATTTACTAAAATCAGTGGTACTGATTTAGTATTCGTAGTATCTGGTTCAGTTGTACCTGTAGAAGGTTCAGATGTTACTGTTACTTACTCATTACAACCAACTGACGCTGAAAGAGGCGACTTCGAAGATGGTAACACTAACTTGAACGGTGGTAACGATCCAATTTCTATCCCAGAAATTAACGTTCAAATGAAGTCTGAAGCAATCGTTGCTAAGACTCGTAAATTGAAAGCTGTTTGGACTCCTGAGTTCGCTCAAGACTTGAACGCTTACCACTCATTAGACGCTGAAGCTGAATTGACTTCAATCATGAGCGAGTACATTTCATTAGAAATCGACCTCGAAATCTTAGATATGTTGATCGATTCTGCAGCTGCAGGTACTGAGTACTGGTCAGCTCAAAACAACTTGGCTATCGGTGCATCAGGT